TCAGCGCGCGCCCAGCGCCGTCGCCCGCGCCAGCATTCGCGCAATCTGCGTCTCTGAACGCAACAGACCCTCGGCGCCGCCGTCCACTGTGACGTTCACCGTCACCCCAGGCGCTGCGTTCACCGGCTCGACCGTCCCTGACCCCGCCGGACGAAACACCTCCGGCCCGCGCTCGCCGACCAGATAGGCGCCTCCGCCCAGAACCGGCCCGCCATCGGCCCGCGCGCCGCCGAAGCCGCCTATCGCCGCCGCTATGGCGCCCGACAGACCTCCGCCACGCATGCCCGCCGCCGCAATGACCGCATTCAGCACCGCCCGCGCCAGTTCGGCCAGCGTCACCTGCCCGTCCGCCGCCGCCCGCGCGAGCGACCGGGTCAGACTGGCCCCCGCCCGTCCGAAGGCGTCCTCGATCGAGGCCGCCGCCCGCTCCGCCGGCTCCTTCAGCGCCTCCAGCGCCGCCGCCGCCTCCGCCGCCTTCACCGGTACGGCGTCGATCCCGTCCGGCCTGAAACCTTCAGTCATCGGGCCACATCTCCTGCATTCGCTCCAGTTCGCCGCGCCCCAGGGGCGCCGCCTGCGCCGGCCCCGCCGTCAGCAGCCGCCACTCCTTGAGCGACAGTCGCCAGAAGCCTTCCGGCCCCACGCCCATCCGCGCCGCCGCCTGCATCATCTCTCCCCACGGAGTGCTCACGCCGCCGCGGCAAAGGCCTTCGCCACCGCCTCCGCCGCCTCACGCGGATCGACCGACGCCGACGCCAGTCCATCCGCCAGCACCGCCTCACCGCCGCCACGCAGAAGGGCCGCCAGCACCACCATCAGATCGCGCGCCGACAGCGAGCGCATCCGCTCCGCCAGCGCCGCCATCCCGGCCACGCTCAGCCCTGTCTCGATCTCGGCCAGCGCCCCCAACGTCAGGCACAGCGTCCGCTCCGCCCCCGCCAGCACCGCCGTCACCTCGCCCCGTACGCCGTTCACTATCTTTGCCTCCATCACCAGGCTGCGTCGGATCGAGAAGGCGGAGCCTTCTGACCGCGGCCCACTTAAATGCTCGAGAAACGGATCTCGCCCGCGCTGGCCAGGCTCAGCGCAAAACTCGCTTCGCCCTCATGCTCGCCGGCGTATTCCAGCGCCGCCACAAGGAACGGCCCCTCCAGCAAGCCGAAGTCCGGCACGATCAGCCGCCACGTCTTCGCCGCCTGCTCAAAGAAGGCCTCGCGGATCAGGGCGTCCGAGGCCGCATCGCGGAAAATCCCCTGCCCCGACACCGCCGCCGACTTCACGCCCGCCCCCGCCAGCAGTTCGCGCCAGCGCCCGGCGCTGTCGCTGTCGGTCGCATCCACCGTCTTGGCGTTCAGCGAGATCGTCCTCGCTCTCAGCCCCGCCACCGTGACGAAGGCGCCGCCCGCGCCCTCGATCTTCAGCAGGATGTCCTTGCCCCGTTGTGCGCTCATCTCAGATCTCCTCCGTCACGGCCCGCAGCCGCATCACCGCCCATGCCCGCTTCAGATCCGGGCTGCGGAACAGGTCCGTGAACGTCACCGCCACGCTGATCGCCTTCACTCCGTCCGCTTCCAACAGCGCATCGGCGAGCCGCGCCCGCACCGCCGCCGCCACGGCCCGCGCCTCCTCCAGCCCCCTGAACCGGCTGGCGCAGGTCAGGGTCAGCCGCTGCTCCACCCCGCCGCCGTCCGCATTCAGCGGCCGGCTCTCGCACCGCCCGATCAGCAGATGCGGAAATTCCGCCCCCTGCGGCGGCTCATCCCAGATCCGCGCCGGGTCGCCCAACAGCGCCTGCAACGCCCCGTCGCCGCCCAGATGCGCGATCAGCGCCTTCACCAGCGCCCCTTCATGATCCTTCATCGCGCCCGCTCCAGATCCAGCCGCACGCGGCCCGCCGCCTTCGGATCGGCCTCGATCCCGACCACGGCCCAATCCGCTCCGCCGAAGCGCACGACCAACCCTTCCTCCAGCCGCGGATCGGCCCGCACCGTGGCGCTCAGCGTCTCCACGCCGCGCGTCACGCCCGCTTCCGTCCGCTCGCGCCGCCTGCGCGCGCCCAGCGCCAGCCACAGCGACCCGACCGGTTCATAGCTGACGACCTGGCCGCCATAGGGCGTCTGCGTCGCCACCGGCCGCACCAGCGACGCCACCACCTTCATCGCGCCCGCGCTCACAGCCGCACCACGCGATAGGGCGCGATCCACCCCTCGACCGGCGCCGCCGACATCTCGCTCTCGCCGCGCTCAAAGGCGCGCATCACCAGCATCATCACCGCCAACCTCAGCGGCGCCGGCGAGGTCGAGGTCAGGCTCAGGCCCACCTCCCCCTCCACCCGCGCCCTGGCCGCATCGATCAGCGTCTGGATCAACCCATCCTCCGCCTCATGCTCGACGCGCAGGAACAGCTTCGCCTCCGTGAGGCTCACGGGTGCGCTCATTCAAATCTCCCTATGTTCCTTTTTCCTTCTCCCCTTGTGGGAGAAGGTGGCCGCCGAAGGCGGACGGATGAGGGGTCTTGCCGCGCGAAACCCCTCACCCTCCCACCGCTCACGCGGCGGGCCCCTCCCTCTCCCACAAGGGGAGAGGGCTCTCGTTCGCCGTCCTTACGACGCCGCGAACTTCATCAGCTTGATCGCGTCGAAGTTCTGCACCCCGCCGCCCACGCGCTTGGTCGTGTAGAACAGCACATAGGGCTTGGCCGAATAGGGGTCGCGCAGCACCCGCACCCCCGCGCGATCCACGATCAGATAGCCGCGCGCAAAGTCGCCGAACGCGATCGACAGACTGTTGGCCGCCACATCCGGCATGGTCTCGATCTCGGTGACGGGATAGCCCAGCAGGCTGGCCGTCTCGCCCGGCCGCGTCGCCGGCGACCATACATAGTTCCCGTCCGCGTCCTTGAACTTGCGCACCGCCGAGACCGTGCGTCGGTTCATCACGAAACGCCCGTTCGGCCGAAACTGGGCCTTGGGCGCATAGATCAGGTCAATCAGCTTGTCGGTCGGATTGGTGGTCGCAAAACCGCCCGCCGCGCCCGACGCCACCGTGCCGATCTGGCCCCAGGTCTGCGTCCCCTCGGCCGCCGTGCCATAGGCCAGGAAGCCCTTGGGCTTGTTGATCCCGTCGCCGCTGACGAAAGCCGCCGTCTCCTGCGCCGCGAAGGCGTCCTCGACCTCGGCCGCCAGCCATTCGTCCAGGTCGATCAGGGCGTCGTCCAGCAGGCTCTGCGTCGCCGCCGGACAGGCGTAGAGATCGGCCGAGGAGAACTCCAGCAGCGCCAGCGTCGCCGGGTCCGTCTCCGGTCGGGCCGCCGTCTCGGCCACCCAGCCCGCTTGTACGCCCGCCGTCGACACCGGCTTTCTGAACACGCCCGAGCCCACCGTGCGCACCGTGGCGATCTCGCGCATCGGGCTGCCCGCCATCAGGCGCCGCTCGATGGCGCGCTCCGTCTCAGGCGGCACGACATAGCCCGCCGAGTTCGACGCCGACGACAGCCCCGCCTTCAGTTCCAGCCCATGCGACGCGCCCGACTTCATATAGCCGTCCCACGCCGCCTTGGCCTCGGGCGCGGCCGCGACGGCAGGCGGCTCGGCGCCCAGCATCGGTCGGCGGCTCTCGCTCAGCGCACGGTCCATGCGCGCCTGCGCCTGGGCCACGGCCTGATCGATGCGCGCCACCTTCTCCTCCAGCAGCGCATCGGCCGAAGCCTTCTTCTCGATCTCGTCCAGTCGGGCGTCGTTCGCCCCTTTGAACGCCTCGAACGCGGCCATCATCTCATGCATGGCGGCGCGCGCCTCGGGATGACCCGAGACGGTCTTGGTCTCTCTCATGATGTCTCCGATGTTAGAACCGCAGGATGCGGTTAGGCTGGAGACGCGGCTGCAAGGCCGCGTCTCGATCTTGCTTCAGTAGGTCGCGCACAGCCATTGTTGCGCCTTCGCGCAGGCGTGTTAGCGTCCTGGTCATGCAGGAAGGATTGATGCTCAAACTCGTCATGGTCGCCCTGTCCGCCGCCCTTCTTCCGTCGTGCGCGACGCCGGAAACAGTCGCCATGCCTCCTCAACAGAGCCGCCTCTCCGCCGACGCTTCCCTGCAGACGCGCCTGTTCGAGACCCTCGGCGCGTGCGAGCGCTTCAATAGCGCTCCCTCGGGCGAAAAGGGCTTCGCCGCCCATCTGCGCCGCCACGCCCCGACCGCCGACGAGACAGAACGCCGCGCGCTCCGGGCCGCCTATGATCGGGGCGCAAGCCCCGCCGTAGCCTCGCGCCAGACGCCGGAATCCTGCGCCATCGCCCTGCGCGGCCACGCTCAGGAGGCTCCCGGCGTGCACGGCCGCCGCGACGGCGCATTGCGTTCGCTCTAGCCGTCAGCAATCATGAGCATGTCGATATTCTCGCTCCTCGAGCGCCTTCTCCGTGGGCAGATCAGTCAGAACATAGACGACATCTTGAGGGCCAACGGCGGAACCTCGGCCTTGCTAACCGCCCGCACGCCCGGGACGCGCGATCATGCGCTTGTAAAGGCGGAGCAGGACGGCCTTGTTGTCAGAACCGCGCGGCTGGGTCGGATCGACCTGGTTCGGTACGGGACTCTTTTCGACTTCCGCCTTACTGCCGAGGGCGAAGCGGCCCGCAGGCGCCTGATCTCCGGCGACCTGAAAAGCCGCTGACTTCGCGAAGGCTCGACCGGGTCAGTCCGAAACAACTTGGAATTTCGCCCTCGGCAGCATCGGAAACGTCACCAGCGACACCTCCCACAGCTCCGCCCGGCTCAACACCCTTAAGCGCCCCTCGCGCCGCGCCTTCGTTGCTCTGAACCCGATCGACAGCCCGTCCAGCGCCCCGGCGCGCGTCAGGGCGGCGGCGTAGCGGGCCTCGGCGGACCAGTCCTCGATCCGCCCCTCGACCCACAGGCCGCGCTCGTCCTCGACCATCCGGTCCCAGACGCCGACCACGGCGCGGCTCTCATGCTGATGCAGCATCCGCACCCCGCTCGCGCCGGTCTTGCTCAGGCTCTCGGCGAAGACGCCGCGCGCCGTCACGTCCCCGTTCAGGTCCGCCACGCCCCACAGGGAGGCGTAGCCGACGATGGCCAGCCCCGTCTTTGCTCGGCTCGTCGCCGCCATCATTTCTCCTCCAGCCGCCGCTCGATCCGCTCGACCGCAGCGCGCGTCGCCTCGCCCTGCGCCTCCAGCCGCGCCAGCCGCTCGGCGACCAGCCTCTGCTCGTCCACGCGCTGCTCCAGGGTGGCGATCCGCGCCGCCGCCCCTCCGGCCCAGACCAGGCCGCCGACGGTCTGCACCAGCAGCGCCGCGATCAGGGCGACGGGCATCTTCCTCATCGCTTCCATCACTCCCCCACCCCCGCCATCCGGCGCCGCTCGTCCTCGGTCAGGAAGCCAGCCGCATTCAGCCGCGCCCACAGCGCGTCCCGCTCGACCTGAAGGGCCGGAACCGCATCCAGATCCGGCTCGATCCGGCAATCGACGAAGCGGCTCCCCAGCCACCCCGTCATCGCCCCCGCCGCCTTCCTCACCAGCGGGATCACCGTCCCTCGCCAGAAGGCCGCGTTCGCCTCGCGATAGTTGGCGTAGGTCGCATCGCCGGGTATCCCCAGCAACTGCGGCGGCACGCCGAACGCCAGGGCGATCTCCCGCGCCGCCGCGTGTTTGCCGGCGATGAAGTCCATGTCGTGCGGCGTCAGGCTCATCGGCTTCCAGTCCAGCCCGCCTTCCAGCAGCAGCGGCCGCCCGGCGTTGCGCGCCCCGGCATGGGCTTCGCCCAACTCCGCCTTCAGCGCCTCGAACTGATCCGCCGTCAGCCGTTCTCCATCCTTGGCCCCATAGACCAGCGCCCCCGACGGCCTCGCCGCATTGTCCAGAAGCGCCTTGTTCCAGGCCCCGGACGCATTGTGCACGTCGATGGCGAAGGCCGCCGCCTCCAGCGGCGAAAACCCGTAATGATCGTCCGTCGGATGAAACAGCTTCAAATGCATGACCGGCGACCAGCCGTCGCCATGCCGCCCGATCCGCACCGCGCGCCCGCCGACCGCATACTCATAGGCTTCCGGCCAGCCCGCCCTTCCGGGGACCACCTTCACCCGGTCGGGCCGCAGCGCCCACAGTTCATCGGGCGCCCCGTCCCCGTCGGCGTCACCCGTCGCCTCGACATAGGCGTTGCCCGCCGTCTGCAGCGCGCCGTAAACCGCCTCCATCAACTCGCCGCCCGACTGCTCGGGATTGGGTTTGTCGATCAGCCGCGCCAACGGATGGTCCGCGCTGCGCACGCCCCCGACCATCACCATCAGCGGCGTCGAGGCCGCCGCCTCCGCGATCATCCGCACGCAGCGATAGGCCACGGCGTTCTTGCCGAACCCCTCGTCGGCCAGGTGCGCGTAATCGCGCGGCGTCCATCGCGCCCGGCCCGCCCCGGTCAGAGCGATCAGCGGCCCGGTGCGGCTGTCCTTGATTTCGGGCGCAGCAACGCGCCGCCGACCGAACGGTCGTCGCCAATCCATGTGTTTCTCCATCGTCATTCTCCCTCCCCTTCATGGGGAGGGTGGCTGAGCCGCAGGCGAAGCCGGGTGGGGGCGGCCAGGCAAATCAACCGCCGCCCCCAGATCACCCGGCCCTCCCCACCCGGTCGCTATCGCGACCACCCTCCCCATGAAGGGGAGGGAGAAACGCAGCGCGCATCCTCACAACGCCCGCAACCTCGGCTGCGTCTTCCCGGCCAGCAGCAGGGGGGTCAGCCCCCACACCAGCGCATCCGCCCGATCCGGGCTCTTGCCCCCCGGCGCCTCCCCGCCCAGCGCCATCATCTCTTCCTCCAGCGCCGGGAACGCCCCGCAATGGACCACCCGCCCCTGCTCGTAGAGCGCCGCCACCGGCTCGGCCCGCGCCTTCTTGGACCGGCTGGCGTGAACCAGCTTCACCTGCGCCGGACAGTCCGCCTGCCCCAGCAGGGTCCGCACCATCTCCCCGCCCTGATTGGCCTCGGCCAGCACCAGGTCGGCGTCGAACTCGCGCGCCGTCTCCGCTACGCGCCGCGCCCATCCGGCGGGCGACAGGCCGCGCGCCGAACGATCGGCCAGCACATAGGCCGCCTTGTCCCAGCGCCCGGCGACCACGATCCCGCAGGCGTCGCCGTGGGCGCTGGCGGGCGGATCGACCGCCACCACCACCCGCTCGAACCGCGCAGGCCGGTTGCCCCGCGCCCGCGCCAGATCCTCGGCCCGGAACAGGGCGCCGTCAGCCTCGACCACCAGCCCCTCCATCTCCTGCGCCTCCAGCCGCGTCCCTGCGTAGAGGCTGTGCAGATGGCCCAGGAACCCCGGTGCCAGATTGTCGGCGTTGTCCTTCGTCGCCAGCCGCGCCTTGACCACGCCCGGCTCGGCCAACAGCCGCCTCAGCGCCGGGATCGGCCGGGGCGTCGTCGTGATCGCCAGCTTGGGGTCCATCCCCAGCCGCAGGCCGAACCTCAGATTCGACAGCGTGGTCTCGATGTTCCTCCAGGCGCAGAATTCGTCCGCCCAGGCCGCGTGAAACTGCGGCCCGCGCAGGCTGTCCGGGTCTTCGGCCGAGAACGCATAGGCCGCCGCGCCCGAGGGCCACACCAGCCTGCGCCGCCCCGCCTCCCAACGCGGCCGGTTGTCCGCCGTCGCCTGGGCCTTCAGCCCGGACGGCCCCTCGACCATCACCTCGCGCACGTCGTGCAGCGCCGTCCCGACCAGGGCGAAGGTCATATCCGCGCCCCGCGCCAGTTCGTTCATCCAGAAGCCGCCGGCGAAGGTCTTGCCCGACCCGCGCCCGCCCAGCAGCACCCAGGTGCGCCAGTCTTCAGGCGGCGCGATCTGGTCGTCGTTCAGCCTCGGCGTCGCCTTCAC